CATGGATCAGGGTGCTGCTGCCACCGCTGGATTGCAGTGCCCAGCTCGATCTCCTCGGCTGGTGTGAGCAGCGGGATGCGGCCGATGCTGTCGAGCCACCAGGACTGGGCCACCGGTGCGAGTGTGAAGGATTGCGCCCAGCATAGGTGCAGAACCGGAACCTAACCGGTAGAGTTTGACGGTTCGCAGCACTCGCCTATGGCCACCACGCTCTACGACCTCACCGGTGACGCGCTCCGGCTGCAGCAGCAGATCGACACCGCCGCCACCGACCTGTTCAGTGATGACCCGGCAGTGGTGGCAGCAGCTACCGCAACGCTCGAGCAGCTGATCTCTGCTGAGTTCGACAACCGCCGGCAAGTCGAGGCCAAGGCCGACGCCTGGTGCTGGGTCATTGACTCACTCCGCGCACGCCGCGATGCACGCAAAGCTCGGGCTGCAGCATTGGCTGAACTGGCCGCTGCTGATGAACGGCAGGCTGACACCCTGCAAGATCGCCTCATCGCTGTACTCCAGCGCATCGACCCAGAGGCAACGAAGTGGGATCTGCCAGAGCACAAGCTGACCAGCCGCAAGGTGTCCGCGGTCGAAGTGACCGCTGACGTGTTCGTGCTGCCGGATCGTTTCCAGCGCGCACGCACCACGTACTCACCAGACAAGACCGCGTTAGCCAATGCGCTGAAGGCTGGTGAGCAGATTGAAGGCGTCGCACTGGTCGAACGCCGCAGCTGGAAGATTGCCTAGCCGCCATGCAAACCCACAACCTCAGCTCCTTGGAGTGCGAAACGGCGCTGTCTGATCTGATCCTTCAGGCCGCCCGCCAAGCGGTGCCCAAGCACGTCGATCACCTGATCCGACTGCCGGACTGCGGAGCACGGAATCAGCCGCTCATGCCGTTGCTGGTGGGCCTGATCGATGCGGCACGGGTTACCGCTATCGCCGTTGCAGATAACGCCTGGGATTCAGGCCAAGCCATCCCAGCCGATCTGATCAACAGATTGAAAACTGATGTTCAAGCTGTCCTGCGTCATCTGCAGGCAGCAACTGACGTGTTCTGACCAATGGCTTACTTCATCACCTACATCAAGAACGATCAACGCCATGAACTCGAATGGATTGCCGGAAACGGCTGGTCGGTTGATTCGATCCGCCAATGCTTCAGTATCCGCCACCCGCAGGCGGTTATCGTCTCAATCCACGAGCGGCCATGTTCTTCCCTGTAATCGTCAGCCTATTGTTTCGCTGGCGCTCTACAAGGCGCAACGCCGTAGGGCTGTCATTGCTGCCCAGGCCGCTGCCCGTCGCCGAACCACGATCGCCGTGGTGCTATCAGTTCTCGGGCTGATTGGTGCAGTTGTCACCCTTGAGCGTGAAGCCCGTCTGCAGCAGCTGGAGGTGCGCCAATGAAAGCACACTGGCGGTTCAATGCTGGCGATGTGGTGTACGTCGCTGGCCATCCGCAACAACCGGCACGGGTTACTGCAGCCTTTGGTCACGGCGGTTCTGCCTGGCCGCATTACCTGATCGTTGATGCGTTCGGTGCTGAATGGCGCGTCTGTCAGCTGCACCTCTCCAGTTCTGTTATCCGTTCCCGACCGTGATCCTCTCTGACTGGCAGATCCGCAGCCGTTGTGAAGGCGGCATGATCCAGGGTTACGCCGATGAGCTGATTAACCCAGCATCACTTGACGTACGCCTTGGTGACACGCTGCTGATTGAATCAGCCGTCAGCCGCGAGCTGGTGCCGTATCCGCTGGGCGGTCATACCGAAGCCAACCCATATGAACTGGTGCCGGGTCAGTTCTGCCTGGCCCAGACGGTGGAGGTGTTCAACCTGCCGGACGATATAGCGGCTCAGTTCATGCTGAAGTCCAGCCGCGCACGTGAAGGGCTTGAGCACTTGATGGCCGGATACTGCGATCCCGGCTGGCATGGCAGTGTGCTCACACTGGAGCTGCACAACTCCCGCCAGCTCTGGCCGGTAGGGCTCTGGCCTGGGATGAAGATCGGCCAGGTTGTATTCCATCTGATGGCTGAACGTCCCTTGCGGTCGTATGCCGTCAGTGGCAGATACAACATGGACGTCACCGTCACGGGCAGCAAGGGATGACCACCCGGAAGTTCACCGCTGAGCAGATCGCGGCGATCATTGCATCACCTGAAACGCACCGTGCTCTAGGGCACGTGTATGGCGTCAGCCGTGAAACGATCCGCCAGATACGGATCGGCAAGATTTACCGCGACGCTTTGCCTGATGGTTACCGGCCACCACCAGGGCCAAACGATCCGAGCTGTGAACGGTGCATGCACTGGCATCACGGCGAGTGCGGGCTGGGGTTTCCAGATCCAGCACTGGAGGGTCCAGGGTTCGCACGTGACTGCTCCCTCTTCGGCAGGGAGGGGTGCTGATGCGGAAGTGCAGCCCCAGACTGTTGCTTACCGTGGCAGAAGCCGCCGAGGCTCTCGGCTGCAGTGAGCGGCATATCAAGCGCCTCATCCATGAGGCGGACAGTTCCCGCCGTTCGCGCTGGCGCTGGGGCCGTGAGCTGATCGACTTGGCACCAGTGGGTGCTCAGCGGCGCATGGTGCGGGTGAATGTTGGGGCGGTGGTGCCAGGGGTGGGGGTCGGCACGTAATGGCCCTCCACTTCTCAGTTGTCAAAAAGCGTGAAGTCGCGCACCTGCTAGCCAGCTACCACTACATAGGCAGCCAATGCGCAGATCCGACCTACGCGTTTGCATGGCGAGCTGATGGCGGACTTTTTGGCGATTCGGGCGAACCAATGGCGGCGGCCCTGTTTGCGCCTTCTGCCGCAAGGGCCTGGGGCCCTAAAACGCTTGAACTGACCAGGCTTGTCCGGCACCCCTCGATAGATGAGCCGTTAACGAAGTTTCTGTCTCAGTGCCTTAAGTTTCTTTCTAAGACCGGAAGATTTGATCTTGTTATTTCATACGCAGACCCATCCGCCGGCCATCACGGCGGGATCTATCAGGCTGCGAGCTGGGTGTATCTAGGCACCTCCACCAGCAAGGTCACTTGGATTCACGCTGCCACTGGGCGTCGGTCAAGCCAGCGCAGCTTTGCACAGTCGAACTACAAAGAGTCGGACGGATGGGTAAGATCCAAGACAGGCAAAAAGCACGTCTACGCTTTCCCGTTGCACAAATCAAAGCGCAACGATCTGAACTGCCGCCGGCTGCCCTATCCCAAACCGCTACCACCTAACGCCCTCTCAGCCGCCTCAGCCACCTGATGCGGCTGTATGTGGGCACGGTACGTCTTGGCATGCTGCTGCGGCGTGTGGCCCATCAGCCTGGCAGCGGTGTAAATATCCAGCCGGCTGCCGCCTTGCTTCCACAGCCGGCCGGCGTACGCATGCCTAAGCGCATAAGGCCGCCATGGCAAACCGAGCCGGCGTAGCTCCTTATGCAGCCACTTCGACACGGCATCAGGTCGTTCACCCGGCACACCACCAGTCCGTAGCCGCCGATCGCGCAGCCTGAACCGCTCAACCCATTCGCGTGGCACCGGCACCACCGTGCGGAATCCGGTTTTAGTGCTGTCTGATATTTGGCAGTAATCCTTCTCGATCAGCCGCGAGCCTTCCACTTCGTGCGGCCTCAGCCCATAGGTGGCCATCATTCCGAAATACCAGGCCGCGGCACCTGACGCCTCCACCCAGCTGATGATCTCCGCATCGGTGGGCACTGCCACCAGCTGGGCCTGGCCATAGGTCGGCACTGGCAGCTCGGGAAACGGTACGCCCGTCAGCTTGGCGATATGGCGCAGCAGATACCAGAGCTCTTTGTACGAACACGTCGAGCGGTCGTAACGCTGCAGCGCCTGCGCCATCGATTCAGTTGTAACGGCTGCCCCTGGCGGGATCTGCCGCAGCCGGCCCATATAGTTGATCTCCCAGGTCGTCTCCGACGTGCGGCCTAATACCACCCGAGCACGATGCAACTTGGCGATGGCATCCCGCCAGGTAATCCCCTGCTCCTGATCGTTCCAGTACGCCCAGTCGAACGTTCCGGTCGCCAGCTGCTGCTCCAGGGTCTGCAGCTGCTTGGCGGCGGTGCGGCGATTCACTGGCGTGTCGTCAAGCCGGAGGGCAATTCGGCACTGCTGCAGGCCTGGGCTGCCGTCGCGACGCGGCACCTTGGCCAGCAGATACAGGCGGGCGCGGTGGACGTTCACGCTGGCCATGGGCGAATACGACGCGCAGAATTTGGGGTCAATGCACCGATGGACGGCCGGTACATATTCCGCGAAATTATGGGCCTTCGTAGTCCCCTGCAGTCCCTAGCGCTGGAGCTGGCGTACTGGTCAGATCGCCTGCAGCGCAGCCACTTTGCGCTCTACGACAGGCGAGCACCGCCAAGTACAAATCCTCATCAATGGCCCGGATGTCGTAGTGAAAGCCCAGTAACGGCAGGGAGTCTCGGGAAACGTACATCACCCGTGCATACCCTGAGCCATGGATCTCCCCACCGCTGAGCTGGTGATCAGGGACGGCCAACCGGTCTGGCTGATCCAAGGTGGCGGCGTGCAGGTGCAGCACAGCGACCGACACACGGCTGCAGCGGCATTCACTGCTGAGTGCCAACGCCGAGGGCTGCAGCTCCCTGGTGGTGGCGTGCAGCCTCGACGTGGCCCGTCTGAGGTGGACGAGCCGGGCGTGTGATCAGGCCGCTAGCGCCAGCTCGACGAGGTGCCGCTTTGCAAGTTTCCGGCGGGTGCCGGTGATGGCCATGAGCTGACGGCAGGTCAGCCGCTCTAGCTCGGCGCGCTTGTAGGTCGGTGCTGGTGCTGGTGCAATCAAGCCGGCGTACCAGCGACCGAGCCGTTGGCTCAGGGCTGGCACCGTGTCCCATGCGCGGCGGCTGTAGCGGCCGGCCAGCAGGGTGAGCACGATCAGAACCTGTAGGCCGTGCAGCACGATTGCACCGACCTCAGCCCAGTCGATGGTGCGGTAAGCCCAGATCAAGCCTTTGGCAGCTGTGCCAGTGATGCGGCCGGCATTGCCGGCCATGGTGGTGATGGACATGAATAGAACCGGCCAGTGCCGGGCGGAATAGGTGGTCAGCGGCGCGCTCGGCCTGCTGACCTCCATACCCTACCGCATAGGTTCCGGTTTTGCACCGTTAGCGGTTGGCTTCCTCGCGCAGCCATAGGGAGCAGCCGTGCTGCCCTCTGGTGTCCAGCCAAGCTGCCACCTCACGGATCGCGGCGCGGGCTTGCATACCTCCAACTGGCCAAGCACTGTTTTCGGCTATCGCTAAAAGCACCCGCTCCACCAGCGAATCGGCGGGGGCTGAACTCCTAATTTGGCGATCATTAGGAGTTGGCTTGGAATGCGTCTGCTCGGCCAACGCGCAGTAGCTGGTCCCTTCGTCGCTGCTGACAATGTACGGGCAGGTTTGCCCTGCTTCTAACTCTGTGATGCGGTCGCGCAATTCGAGGATGCAAACCTCGTAGGCAAAAGGATTCTCTGGGTCGTCAATACTCGCCCACTGCTCAGGCGTGGCGCGGTGTTGTTGTTGGTCAGTCATTGGATAGGGCCTCCGTAGTGTTGATATTTGCCGCCTGCTCCAGCTCGGCGGCGATGGCTAGGAAGCCAGAGTGGATGCGCTTCTCAACAATGCGTTCAATAGATGACGCCACGCCGTCATCCGGTATCACCTGATCCGCAGCCTCACGCAAGGCGGCGGCGATTTGGCGACTGCGTGTGGCGTAGTAGTTGCCAACGTCAACGGCACTATCCAAGAAGGCATCCAGCACAGCCTGAGCTGCTGGTGAGAGTGGTGTCATTGGGCCTCCGTAGTGGTGTCAATGTCATCGTCATATACCTTGCAGATGAATGCACCGTTCCTGGCAAAGCCGCGAGCTGTTTCGCCAGACAAGGTCAGAACTTGATGCTCGCAAAGGGGAAGCAGGCGTTCAGCTATTTCTGCCAATCCATGAAAATCAACACCGAACTGGTCGATACACTGCTGCTGCAGGGTTTCTATGTCCTCGTCAGTTTCTGGTTCTGGCTCGTTCATCATTGCCGCAAAAAGATCAGCGGCCTCAAAGTCGTAAACGGTAGCCATCACTCCACCTCCTGCTGCGGCACTGGCAGGGTGGGGACAGTGCTCCAAATTGTGTGAAGCTCATCGCATCGACGTTTCAGCATGTCCGTTTGCAGCCAATAGTCGAGGGGTGACGCAAAAGTCTCAACATTGATCTCTCGGATGATGATTGTTTTCTCTTGCTTAACTGGGTAGCAAGCCATTAGTCCTCCTGGTTAGTAGTGTTAGCGGGTGTGCCCCAGCGGGCAAGAACGGCGCGGGCGAAGGCGAATGGCGCTTGCACTGGCAGATCGTCCATCTCTTGAGCTAGGGCTAGTAGATCCTCATCACTCGGCTCCTCCGGCTCGGGCTGGGCCAGTGGGTAGTCAGTGCTCATGATTCAGTCCTCCCAGCGTGGATACGATCGTGGACAATTCTGCGTAACAGGTCGTTCATTCCCTCCTCAGGCTTGAGCTGGCGGCGTAGGGCTTCGACTTCGGGCAGCGTCAGCAGGATGGTTAGACGGCGGGTTTCCATGGTCACTGTTCCACCTCCCCCATCACCCATTCCCCACACCAAGCGGCGGCATCAACAGATGGCCACTGCTCACCACGTGGGCCGAGCTGCGGCGGCTGGCGGTGGCAGTTCCCCACGGGCCACTTGGCCACGTCAAACGCTGACGATGGCCGGAAATACCGGCACGTCAGACAGGACTGTTCAGCGAGTGGTGGGAACATCACTCCACCTCCAGCACCTGACGGCGCAGGGCGCCTAACACCAACGCATTGGTGCCGCTGCGCTCCAGTAATGACAGCTGCGCATCAATCAACGCCACCACCCGGCCGCGCATGATCTCCTGTCCCTGAGCCAACGCTGCCTGCAGCGCTGGTGATTCGTGGAGGGCTTCCGTGGCACGGGCGACGGCTGCCTGTTCAGCATCCAACGCCTGGCGGTCAAGCTCGATACGGGCCAGCAGATGATCGAACTGCTGGCGGACTTGCGTAAGGCTGTCCATCAGAACGGCACCCCGAAGTCGTCGGAACTGGTCCAGTCCGGCTGCGTATTGGCCGGCGCCGGTGCTGGTGTGGTGGCCTGCTGCTGGGCCTGCTGGGGTTGGCCAGGCTTGGCCAGCACCTCCCACGCTTCGACCGTCATCACCAGGCCGTGGCGTTTCTCACCGGTGTTCCGGTCATCCCACGTCTCCGTCTTGACGCGGCCTTCAACGTCGATCAGGTCACCTTTGGCCGCGGCATCAACGAACTGTTGCGCCTTGTCGTTCCAGAGCTCCAGCTTGAAGCTGTACGGCTTCTGCCCGTCATCACGTTTCTGGCCTGGTTTGTTCACCAGCAGCCGGGCGTTGCACACGCTGGCGCCGGACTGAAAGCAGCGCAGCTCAGGATCGGCGCCAAGGCGACCGATGAACCGCCACTGGTTGCACTGAATGAGTTGAGAAAGAAGTTCGTTCACTGGGGTTAGGTTCCGGTAGTGCAGCTCACGTGGTCAAACAGACCAGGCGGCTGGTAGGTCGTCGGGGTCTTCAGGCTCGGGCTCGGAAGGTGTGCCGTTGCACCGCGCCACCGTCTCGGCGCTGATCCCCTGTTGAATGATCCGGTCCAGGGTTGGCCGCGGCAGCTGCGCCAATGCGGCGATCGTCCCGCTGCTCACCAGCAGGCAGAACGCCATGACGCCATCAACGGTCAGGCCGGCGGCATTACAGACCTGCTGGGCCTGGTGAACCGGATCGACTGGTTCCGAGGCTGGTGATTCGGTCACCGTTACCGGCACCACCTCGCCGCCGATCTCATCAGGCGTGTACGCCGTATGGCCACCCAGCGCGTCAGGGCAGTGCGTACGCATGCCAGCCGTCAGCGCACGGCTGAACAGCATGGCCTCCGGGTACGACTTCCACGTGGGGTTCTTCAGCAGGCCGGCGCGTTCAGCCATCTCGATGGTGAACTCTTCAGTGCCGAGCACTTCACCATGGGCAAGGAACCGGATTTTGCAGGCCTTGGCTGACTTCTCCAGCACCCGGTAGTCGTACACCGGATGCCGGCGCACTGCCTGGGCCAGCAGGTTGCTGGAGAACGCCGGCCGGCCGTTGATGATGTGAACACCAGTGGCGGATGCGAACGGGGAGAACCCTGCTTCCATGCCGGCCATCAGGCGGATGGCGCATTCGGCAACCTGTGTCTCCTGATTGCCATTCCGGCCAAACAGACCAGACGCGGCAAACACCCGCGCAAGGCGGGCCAGGTCGTCAACGGACTGGACCTGCAGGCTGAGAGCTGGGGGGGCGCTCGGCGCGGTCAACGCTGAGCTATGTGGAATCGCCATGGCATCAGGCGGTGGATTCCGTCATCCTAGCGCTAAGGTTCCGGTTTCGCACCCGTCCGGCTGTGAAATGCCATTCCTGCATTCGCCAGTCTTGGTACGGGCGTACTAAAACCGAATCACTGACCTGTTACTGATGATCCAAGCCCACTGCCCTGATCACTCCGCTGCCGATCGCCTCTGGCGCATGCTCTGTCACGTCCCAGACGCTGACTTCCAAGAGATCGACGTCTACGTCGCTGACCGCTTCGTCTACCGGATCGTCAGGACCGCAAACGGCGATCAGTCAACAGCTCTGCCTGCAGCTGCGCCGGAGTGAACGTCTCCAGACCACGCACCTGGCGGATCATCTCCGCCAGCGCTGCCAGCTCGGACTCCAGCTCCTTATGGCTCAGCGGTTCACCCATCAGCAGTTCCTTCAGCCGCGCCTGGCGCGTGTTGGTGCTGGCGGCTGGGTACACCGCGAGGAATTCCTTCAGCGCTTCCCGTGGTCCCCAGCCATGCTCAGCCGCCAAGTCGTCGAGCAGGTCAATCAGGCGATCGTTGGCGCGTCTGGCTTGGCCCTGGCTTAGGTGGCCTCCGACGTACGGCAGCTCCAGCCGGCCCATCAGCAGGTTGGCCAGATCCCCCAGGTCCAGCGGCCTGGTCTCGTCATACGGCTTCGGCAGCCAGATCGTGTCGGCTACCCATTCTGGCTGTACGCGGTGCTCGGAGTACAGGCCAAACTCACGGATGGCCTCGCGCTCACCCTGCGTCTGCCACGTCCAGATCGCACGGTTGGTCTCCGCTAGTCCATCAAGGTGCCGCAGGCCAGCGCCGCGGGGCTGTTTCCCGTTCTTGATCCGGCTGAATGTCCCACCGTCAAACCCGGACGTCTCCCCGTACGCCCAGTGCAGCAGTGCCGCCATCTTTTTTTGGCTCAGGCTGTGCGCGAGCCAGTATTCCATCGCTGCAGCGAGCTGATGCACGCCGCGATCCATCCGTTGCTCGGAGTGTTCCCGTTCCATGCCTGAACCGTAGCGGTTCCGGTTTACTAGGGAAAGCGGAGAACCGAATAGGCATCATCAACGCTCCGCACCACCGCAGCACAGCCGCCAGCGCTGCTGATGTGGTTCAGGAACCGGGTTTGCTCTGCAGTCGGGCGACCGGTCGCGGACTTCACCTCCAACGCCACGAACTGAGCGACACCGTTCACCTGCCGGTAACCGATCAGGTCAGAGCTGCCGACGCACAGCCCAGCATGCAACGGCCTGCCGCCACGGATCACCACGTCACCAGGCCGCAGGGAGTGGGCG